ATAGAACCATTGAGATAAGCATATACATATATTGTGGTGTCTCATACACCTTATTGGTATGCCTATCTTTTAAGAGGTATTTGTCTACTAATTGCTGAAGACCAGCATAAACAAAAAGATAGTCTCTATTATGCTTAATATAGTTGTCTAATTGATCTATTTCCTCTATAGAGTATAGATCTAGAAGTTCAGGATCATATACTTTATTTTTAATATTCTTTTTAATTACCTCAATTAGAGGAGGCATATTATCTGATACACCGAATATTTGTTTACGTAAATAGTAATTTAATAAATTTGCTGCTACTGTTTGATAGTTTGGGTTATCTTCTGATATAAGATCTGCTGTTGACTGAATTATAAGTTGATGTATTCTGTCTGATTTAATCCCATCAAATAATTGAAGCTTAGCATTTATTTCTATATCACTGACACTGACCCCTTTAATATCTTTCGTAGCCCAAAATAAGACCTCATGTATCTTATTTGCATCGAATTCTTCGGTTCTTCCATCACGTTTAACTACATTCATTCGTAACTATTATTTTAATGATTTAATCATGAATAGCAAGTTTATCGTTTTACGGTTGCTTGCCCGAAGTAAAATCCAACAATCGCGGTAAGAGCTTGTCTAATCTCAGGTACTAATAAGTATCCTTCTATCTCTACAAACACTGGCTCTGTAGTACTACCGAGCAAGCCCCAAAGAACTTTTTTAGTTACCATCTCTTCTACAACAATAGGATGATTCATTAATGTAGTAACAAATGGAGCTAGAATAACTCCGAACAATACACTTACAACTATTAACCTTCTAACCCACTTACCAGCTTCTATTGGTACTCTCTCTACAGCATTATTAGCTGATTCTTCTGAGAACTGTTTATCTTTCAGTATCATCTCAAAACGCTTTTGTTCGTTTTCAGCGCGCTTTGCGACGAGTTTAAAAAAGAAGCCTACTATAGACCCGCCAGCCATTGTTAATATTTCTGCAGGTATCATATAATTATTTAATAAAAAAAAGACACCCTAAGGTGTCTCTATCTAGAGTATATCTCTGGATGTACTATTTCATAGATTTAACCAGCTCTTGATTAGCGCGAGCGGCTCCTATTTTCTCTACTAATTTTTTAGCCTCAGCTACAACATCAGGATGCTCTCCAATACCAGCGGCATTGTTTAAATAATTGTTTAAGTTTGCTCCTGCTGCTTTTTCTTCAGCAACATAAATAGCATGTAATGCCTCTAATATATCTGTGTTTGTATTACTCATTAGTCTAAAAATCCTTTCCTTTTATCATACACTAATCGATCATAAGTTTTTGCTTTAGCAGTCTTATTTCTATCAGTGTATACTTTTTCAATATCCTCTTCATACTTTATATGACGCATACCTTCTTTATGAGCGTCACGAGAATTATTGCTAGTAGAGAGATGTTCAAACTCTCTCTTTTCGTTTGTGTATATATCCTTTACTAAGAATTTATATGCGGTCATTACGTGAATATTAATTTATTGTCTTTTACTTTGCAAGTAATTTGTTCTGGTTTCTCTTTTTTCTTTATTATTATTGTAGCGATTTCTGTTTCTATATGTTTCTCAAAGAAACGTTTTAAGAAACGAGCACCATATTTGCGGCTATATCCTTGCTCAGCAATATGAACTCGCGCAGATTCGCTCAATACAAAATCTATTTTATTACTTTCCGATAATTTTGCAACAAATTTTTTGGTTTCGATATCAACTAAGCTGTAAATATCTTCTTTAGTTAAATGTTCAAACCTAATAATTTCATCTAACCTATTTAAAAACTCAGGTTTAAAGAATTTTTGTAATGAGTTTTCTAAATCTAAA